TCCAAATCTTGTCACCACTTACGAAAGTAGAGAAAGTCAAAGTTACATCAGTTCTTGAACTTACAGAAGAAAATAAATCTTCTACGTTTACACCAGCAGCAGCAGATTCGATTACCGCTAATCCGTCTGTTGATACTGACCAAGAACGAAGTCCTTGAATTTGTTGAGCCCATCCTCCACTATCTTTTGTAGTAGAATCTGGTAAGTCTGTTGATACTGATAAAGAGCAAGATGTAGAGTGAGCTACAGCTACTCCACCTACCTTTACTACCAATAGGGTTCCGTTAAATACACCAGTTGTTGCCATTTTATTTGTTTTTTTATGTTATTTATGTTGTTTGAGTTACAAAGTGGTTTACCACTATAACTCTTCTAAAAATATATGTTTCTTCTACATAGTCAAAAGTAGCCTGGTTTGATACCATATTCCTTGTAACTATTTTGAAATCTGGAGAAGCATTTGGGTAATCTGCAGGAGCTACTCCTATGATTTCCAATAAGCCATTAGCCCATTCATCTACTGACTTTTGACCTACCTCTCCAGACTTAAATGTCCTATATACAATGTCAAACTGTATGCTTACATCAAAGTTATAGCTTGTTTTGTCGCTATTCTCTACTGATGTCTGAGAACTTATCAACAAGAATGGAGGCTCGGCACCATCTGGAGCTATGGTATCATATACCGATAACTCGTAGGCGTTAGCATTTATCTTGTCGAAATAAGCCTTTCGTATAGCATATCCGCAGTCTTTCATTATCCTTCTACCTCTACTTCTTTAGAATCCGTTTGTTGGCCATTTTGAGCCTCATTTAGCTCACCAAAGAACTTAATAAGGGGTAAGCCATACTTTGTCGGTAACTCTTGAAAAAAGCCATCTAATTGCTTAATTTGCTCTGCGTTTAATGTTATTGTCATATTTGGTTATTTTTTACAAATTTAGGTAAAATATATTACTTAATTTGAGTAATTGTATATTCCCATGTAGTAGAACCGTATCCAGCCCCTACAGTTAATCTTACATCTACTCCACTCACGCTTATTGTTAAAAATAATACTGGGTTTGTGTTGTCTTGGTAATATTGATGAGCTCCTGAATTTGTGCCAAACATTGAAATCATTGCCATTGCAATATTACCTCCAGCACCTCTTTGACTTACTACCACTTGATAGTAAGATTGTTTAGATAAATTAGCAAGAGCAAAGAAACTTGTTGTAGAACCACCAGACGCTACAAATGAACCATTTGTTGCATAAATACCGCTATTGCCACCAGTTTGCTGTTTAATTATTCCATCAGCACTTAATTGACCTTGAATTATTCCTTCTCCTCTTGCTATAAATGAACCATTTACATCTAATCTATACCCAGGATTAATAGTATTAATTCCAACATTACCACCGCTTGTAACAGTAAGTCTTGGTAGAGTCTGTGTTATTAAAGATATATTAGATGCAGCAGCAGTACCTATTCTTACCTCACCACTTTCGCACCATAATTCCATATCATTTTGAATACTAAATACATATCCCTTATTCACCCCCCCTTGCATAAATGCAAGTATTGAACCTTGCGCAGCTCCAGCTCCACCATCTATTGCTAAAACTTGTCTACTTGCTGCAGTATATCCAGGAGAGGTTGTTCCAACTCCTAAGCTACCAGTTGGCGATACATATAATCTTGATACATTATTAGTTATATCTAATAAAGAAAAACCAGCATTACCAATATTATTTATACCAGCTACCCATGCGAAATCACCACCATTTGTTCCAGTATTCTTAATTCTAATTCTTGACTGTGACTGGTCATTTGAGTTTACAGTTAAAATATTACTAAATGTTGCAGTTGTACCAATAAAAGGCATTAATGAATTTACAGAAACATCATCCCACCATAAAATGTCTGACTTTGCACTTGCATTTGTATTCCAAGCTAAAGCACCACTTCTATTAGCATATCCTGCAGAAGCACTATTCCCCTTTAATCTTAAAACTGGCCCATTAGCAGGAGGTGTTAAAAACCAATCTACTCCGTTGCCAGAATTGTATGTTATGTTACTACTAAAAGTTGCACTTGTGCCACTTAAAGCACCAGACAATGTTAAAGTAGTTACACTTAATCCACCAGTTAATGTTCCTCCACTTAGGTTTAACTTACTATTTAATTGAGCTTGAATACCGCTTGTTACACCCTTAACATAACTTAATTCAGTTAATGAAGGATAAGTAGCAGTTGATAATGAACTAATTACTCCAGTTGTAGAGAAGAAAGCAATCTCATTTGCAGTACCAGAACCACCTATGTAAGTTGGTATATTAAATACACCACCGCTATAAGTTGCAGCACCGCTTGTGCCACTTGTTGTTAAGCTGATAGCACCTTGTGCTCTACCACTCGTAAAGTATTGGTTTGTACCTTCAGCAACATTTGATGTTGTTAAAACAACTGTTCCAGCTTGTCCGTTTACAGTTGTAACTGGGAAAGCAATGTTTGTATTTGAAGCACTTGTGATTCTACCTTTGCTATCTATAGCTATTGTAGGAACAGCAGTTGTTGTACCATAAGTCGTTGCAGTAACACCAGTATTAGCCAATGTTAAAGCACCAGTAGCATTTGCACTTCCATCGAAGCTAACTGACCATGTAGCATCACCACTTGCAGCTATTGTTCTTGCAGTTGTAAGTGCGTTAGCAGCGTTTGCGGTACCAGCTAAGTTACCTTCAAAGTTAGCAACCAATGTGCCAACAGTATATCCAGTTCCAGTAGTGTCTACTACATTGGTAGGTTCACTTACTAAACCAGTAAAGAACTTAAACTTACCAGCATCAGAAGCATCTCTAAACAATCCAGTAAACTCAACACGAGTTTGAGCTGAATCGTAGTATCTACCATAATATCCAATGTCTACAGCATCTGTAGTATTGTTATCATTTGCAACCTCAAACAATGGGTCTTTAGCAGATATTGATTGAGTGTTTACATAAGTTGCAGTACCATTGATAGTTAAGTTACCACTTACAACTAAGTTGTTTGGCATTGTAACGTCATTAGTAAATGCAAGAGTTGTAGTATTACCTACAGTTGTAGCTGCTATTTGATTAGCAGTTCCGTTTATTGTTGTTATACCTTGGTCAGTCCAAGTTGCTGTTATTACGTTAGCGTCTTGTTGAGTTAGGCTTAAAGTCTTTGTTGATGTACCAGTTACTGCAGCAGATACGATAGAACGATTATAAGCTATATCGTATTGACCTAATTTAACTGTTGTAGGAATCGCATAACCAGCAGTTAAGCTGAATACACCACTATTGTTAGCATAAGTCAAACCAGTCGCAGATGAAGCTAATGCAAGTCTTGCACGAGCATCTGTGTAATATAAGTTAGTGCCTTCATCTAAGTCTGTAGTAGTCTTAGCATCAAAAGCAGTATTAAATCTTGCTTGAGTATAATAAAGGTTTGTACCCTCTGTTAAATCAGTAGTAGTCTTTGTACCAAATCTTGAATCAAATCTTTGATTGGTAAAGTACAAGTTAGTTCCCTCAGCCAAATTGGTTGTAGTACTTGCAGCAAGATTAGTAGCGAAATTAACATTACCTCTTGCTGTTGTCCAATAAAGATTCGTTCCTTCTGCCAAGTTCGTTGTGCTCTTAGCAGCGAAAGCTGAATCAAACCTTCCTTGAGTATAGTATAAATTAGTTCCTTCTGTAATCCATGTTGTTATTGGAGCAACATTCTCCCAAACAGCTAAAGATGAATTATATCTTAAAACATTGTTATTAGCTACAGATGTAATTTTTACGTTATGAAGTTCATCTAATTCGTAGCCATTGTCAACCTTAACATAGATTTTACCTTGTGTCTTGTGAGCATAAACTACAAAACCAACAATGATAGTATGTTGAGGAGCTACTGGCTTAACCTTAGTAATTGCACCTGGAGTGGTTGGAGAAAGGTATAAAACATCACCATCGTTCCAATCTTCTAATTGTAAATCTCCAGTTGTGTCGATTCCGTTTATAACACCACTTGTAGTAATAAAGCCATCTTGGTTGTTAGCTATGTTTTCAGCTACTAAACCTAAAGTATCAGTTGAGTTAGCATCGTTATTAGCTTGTGCTAATGTAACAGCTAATCTTTGACCTTGAGCAGTAGAAACTTTAACTACTTGGTAAGCAGACTTGTTTAAGATGCTACCAGAGTTATTAAGTACTCTTGCAACTTGCTTTTGACCTATTGGTAACACTACATTGCCACCGATTAAACCTAAGTCAACAGTGCCATCAGTATTATTCCAATACATCTTAGCTACAGCATTAGCTTCACCAGCACCAGTATTATATTGTACGAAATCTCCTTGAACACCACCATCTGCAGTTGCAATAGTGATAGTCGGAGTTAAAGTTCTTAAAGTATCGTTATAAGCCCAAGTGATACCAGTACCATTCTGAATCAAACTTGCTACTGTATCATCAATTAAATCTTGTATCTGAATGCCACCTCCAGTAATGATTAAATCACCATTTATAGTTAACGTACCAGTAATTGTAGCTGCAGTAGTTGAAAGTGATAATGAAGTATTTACTCCACCACCATCTTGTACTGGCTGTAAACTACCACTTACTCCAACATTATTAGCACCAATCTGTAGTACTTGTCTATATGTATTTTTTACCGCTTTACCTTGAAGAGTAGCCATTATATTTTAATTTTTTTAATTTGATTAACCATTTTATATAGTTCTTCTGAAGCCGACAAGAATAAGAATGGTCTATGGGGCAAATTTACTACATTTCCGTTATTTCGTTTAAACGTCTGTGCGTACCCCTCAAGTTTATTCATATTTAAGTTTCTATAATATGGTATTTGAAAAGATGGCCCAGTACCAAACTCCACAAATGGAGAGTAATACGCAGTTGACCCAACCTTTGCTCCTGCACTCATATTATAAGGAGTGCTATAAATAGAACCCTTTAACTTGTAAGTTTCACCGTATGGAGCACGAGCCCTTGCGTTATTTTCTATATTAATCACACTTTGATTAATGATAGCTTGAACCTTTTGAGTAATAACATTAGGTGCCTCTTTTAACCTTTTTGATAGGTTAGTTATGCTGCTCGTTTTATCTATTGAAAATGACATTAAGTAGTTTCCCAGGTTGTACTGATATTCTCCCAGAAAGCAGTAATACTATCCCAAGTACCAACTCTCTTTAAGGTAGAACAAGTGATTCTTAAATAGTTGTGGCTGTCAAACTCATCTATAACGCTGCTAATCAAGTAGATATTACCTTCAAAAGCAATAGTAAGGTCATTAGAAATAGAGATACTATTGGCATCTCTTATCCTAAAAACAATGTTATCTGATATAGAATCCTTACCAGCTATGTTTGTCTTGTTTTGATTATCCCTAAATATCTCAGCCCAACAAGTATAGTAGTCTACATCCGTTAGAACATATCCACCAGCACCGTCAGATTCTGAAACCTTAGATTGGAAAGTAATCCTATTTTTAAGTCTACTTATCATTATAATATTATGCTTACTCGTTTATAAGGCTTCATTAGTTCGTATGCAGATGCTATGTTAGCATTTGGTTTGCTATCTTCTACAGAAGATTCTCTGTAATCGTATAAATCAGCAAGTATCTTATACAAGGCTGTTTTCATAACTGCAGGAGTTGTAGCGTAACCACAAGTATAAGTAAATCTAAACTCCATGTGACTAAAAGCAGTCATGTATAGTTTTTTATAGGTAGTTCCTAATACGTTGTATTGAGGTACAGTAATCTCTACCCACTCTTCGTTATCCCAGTATTCTACCTTAGAAATCGTATTGATTGGTGCGTATGGAAGTTCAATAAACTCATCCACATAAGCCACAACTTGTAAAGTACGAGCTGTCATAGCCACACCAGCATATTTCTCTAATCTAACCCTTGCAGAAGTTATCAAAGAGCTAATTAAGTCGTTATCATCATCAAAATCAACCCTTAGATAGTTCTTAGCTTCAGACAATGTTATTGGTTCTGAAACTGGCTCTATTGTGGTTGTGACATCCCTTATAATCTGCATATACCATTATTTTTACAAAAATAACTAAAATATAGTAGACATAAAAAAGGGGCAGCTTTTGGCCACCCCTTTATATTTGAGTTAATCTAAGATTAAGCTACGTTACCGAAATCACCATATACAAACGCACCAGCGTAGTAGATAGGGAATGCGATTCTTGCCTCAACACGAACTGTAATCATGTTCTCGATAGCGTTGTTACCATCTTGGTCAAAGAATTGAACAGAGATACCGTTACGTTGCATGATTTGAGCACCCATTGACCAGTCTCCTACTAAGAACTTATCAGCAGTCATTGCTGTAGACTTGAAGATAGGAATACCAGCGATAGATAATTGACCATCAGTTGTAACCACTGTAGAACCTGGTAAAGAGTACGCAGAGTTAGTGTTCTTAGTGTTTACGATGTTAGCCCAATCTGTAGGGTTCATCAAGATACCAGTTGCAGAGTAGTTACTTGCTTCTACTTGTGCGATAGCTTGTACTAATTGCTCAACGTCAACAGTTGCAGCACCAGTTGGAGCAGTAGCATTGCCAGTCAAACCTTGCAAGTTAACACCAGAACCAGAACCAAATAATAACTGAGCATCTTCAGCTACTAAGTATTTCTCTAACAAACGAGATTGTAAGAAAGAAGTCATAGCAGGAACGTCATCTAACATTTGACGAGAGATTTTAACGTAACCAGCGATAACTTGTGCAGGAGCATTAACCATGCTGATATCGAAATCAACTTGAGCTTTTGCACTACCTTGAGTTTGGTTAGCAGGAGCACCTTCACCACCAGTTTCTTGAGGGAAAGTAAATAATCCTTGAGAGATTGTACCTACTGGTAACAAACTTCTAACGTGGATTTTACGAGAAGGTAAACCATAAACTTGATTAGCATACTGACGAGGAATATCTCCAGTTAAGTTAACTGCTTCAGTCATGTTACCTACTGCTTTAGTGTCCATAATGAAAGAAGTGTTCTTCATTTCACCACGACCTAATTTTGCGATGTTGTCCGCATTCTTTTCAATTTGCTCACCTAAAGTGGCATTGAAACCTTTAAATTGATTTTCGTTCATTGTTTTACGATTGCTTTTTGCCTCTAATTTGTCTGCAGCATCTTTAACTACAGAGATTTGAGATTTTAATTCTTCTAATTCAGTTTTTAAGCCTTCTACTGCTACTGCACTTTCAGCTTTTGCATTTTCGATTGCTCCAGATACTTCTGTTTTAATGCCTTCGAATGCACTTTTAATTTCTTCTACCATTAGTTGAAAATTTTAAATGATTGTAAATATTTATTTACCTCTAATTCAATGGAAACCATCGGGTCTTCTTCTTCTTCCAATGCCTCATCTTCTGATTCACCTACTGGTTGCAACTCAGTTGGAGCATCTACTGGCGGTTGTTCTTCTGAAGCGACTGATTCATCTTCTTCCATCTCAGCGAGATATTGTTGTAATTGCTTGAGCTTTAACTCTAACAAACCAAAAGTTTCATCAGTATAGAAACCATTTCTCAATGACTTGATAGTTTTAGCTATCTCATCAATTAGAGTTGACTTGATTTCAGACTTAACCATAACGGTTGGCGTATTAGAATTGGCACCCCATAAAACTGAGGAACCTTCAAACAATTTAATTTCTTGAATCTCGTTATATCCAGATTTAGCTTGAGACTTTACAGTCTGGAATCCAATGCTATGCTCTGTGATATGACCGTCTTTATACAACTCATAAGTATCTCTACCTAAAGTTGTATTAGGCATCTTAACGATTGCCTTTAAACCAAAAGCATCTTCCACCAATTCCTTTGGCTTAGCTACTGGTTTGTCTGTAGAGTGGTTAAACAAGTGCCAGATTCTATTCTTTGCTTGTGGGCCATTCTCTTTAATAGACTTTGTAAATGAGCCTGGCATAATTACATCGCCATCGCTATCTACATTACCAAACGCAGAATAGTAAACCTCAATGGTTCTTGTGTCATCAGCCATATCGACTGGTGCACCACTAACTGCTTTCTTGTTATAAAAATTACTCATATATTTTTGTTTAAGCAATAAACACAGTACAACATCTACAGTTACAATTATTCATTGCACCTCCGTTTGCATCATGTGCGTATTGCATCTCAATTACTCCTCTTTCTGGCGTATTAACAAGGAACGGCTGATTAATCGGTATTCTTACTCCTCCTGCATCTGGATTGGTTTGTCTATCCAATGCCCTATGCCAACTTCTGTACCTATTATTCTTAGCAGGATAATCTGCTGCCACCCATTGCTTCAGCAAAGGTATGTTAACAAATTTAACTGCACCCATCATACCAGCACTTAATGCTTGATGTGATTCCGTTCTTGCAATCAGCAGACTCCTTGCGTTGTTAATTTTCCCTTCTTGTAGGTTTTTAATCGCAAGTGAATTAACCTCGTTAAGACTCAAGTTATTTTCTTGTCCGTATCTAATAGAGCCGTTCAATATCCTTGTAATCTCATTCTTGGTAGTATTTTCAATTCCGTACATCTTAGTTCCGCTATAGGTTGTCCAATAAGACAACATAAAAGCCAACCATTCATCCATGATGTTCAGAGGGTCTAAATCTACTGATTCTGCTTTTTTAAACTTGTCAAATATCTTTTCATACGTCATGGCAGTATATCCGCCAGTCGTCTCGTACAAAGTTCGTAAAATATTATTAATCTCTTTGCCGTCAAATAACGCATTCTGATTATTGATAGTTTGCTGAACTCCGTAGTCCTTAACCAACTGAGCAGCCTTGTCAAAGTCAGATTGTAAAGCAGCCAATATTTTAGGCTGATACTCTCTTACTGACTTCCTTGCAATCTTTTGCTGCAAAGCGAACTGCTGAGAAGGAGTAACTATCTTAGCCATTATTCTTTTCCGTCTATAGCTTCAATCATTTTTCCTGCTGCTGCAAACACACCTTTTAGTCCGTTTTGTGCCGACCTTTGTCTGATTGCTCGTAATCCTTCCCTATCAACTGTTTTAAAATCAGAAGTATATATGTAGCCATAGTGTCCTTTAGTTTCTTTGTCCATAGCGGTATCAACACCTAAAAACCATTTAGAGAACTCATCCCATCCATTCTCCTCGATGTAAGCATTCTCCATCTCTACAGATGGTCTTTCCCAAGATGATGGCTTAGTAACATCACCACTTGAGATTAAGCTATTTGCATGACTGATACCTTTTGGGTTAGTCTTGTTTACTCGCTTCTCTGATAAATTATCTTCTACAACCTTAAAGGCTTCATCAAATGATTTAAGTTCCATAGTTATTATTTTGATGGGTCGTAAGCCCAATTTTTAAGTGATATATCTCTTTTAGAAGGGCATCCTTCTGATGCTGGTTCTCCTTGTTCTGCTCCTTTCATTCTGCTTACAAAGCTGATTGTTCTGTTAGCATCTTCTATGTCCTTAGATGTCCACTCTTCTTTGCTCTTAGACAACAATCTTAAATTCCTTTCTATCGGTGCTCTGTCTAAAGATGCTTTCTTTGAACATTCTGTTTTAGACCAGGCTTCTAATTCTGCATAGCCCATGTTAGTCACAGACTTGTACTTAGAGTAAACCTCATCTAACTTTTCACTCTTGCTCAAAAAAAAACCTTCGTTCTTCACTGGCGGTACATTGTAATCTCCTTGCTGTTGAGCATCTCTTGGGTCTTGCAACATAGTCAGTTCATCGATAGGTAAGTAACCTGCTGGAATAAATATCTCATTCATTACTTCATCTTGGATAGTGTCATAACGCATTGCTGCTCTTTTCTCGTTAGGGGTAATCCACCATGATTGAGAAAGGATAGCAGAAAGTTCTTTCATATCTTCTTGCAACTCTGGGAATACCGTTAAGTCGAAGTCGATATAATATCCGTTTCCGATTTCTGTAGCAAAGAATCTATTGAAAGCATCACGAAGTGCAACTAATTCTGGAAGTACTACTTGCGTAAGCATTTCCTTCTTAGCTTCTTTCATGTTGTTGTAAGTCTTGTTATCTGGGTCGTTAAATAGTGCAGAGTTTACACCGTACACATTACAAAGTTCTCTAAGGGTAACTTTCTCAGATTCTAAAAGCTGAAGGTCGATAGGAGATAATCCCATGTTAACCCAGCCTAACTTAGCACCAGCAATCAAAATCTTACCAGCGTTCTGTACGATACTACCTTGAGTCTTTGTTCCGTACTGGTTGTAGAAATCTTCTTTCAACTTACCAGCTTCTTCTTGTCCAAAGTTATTAGACTCATCAGCATACAAGATACCTTTAGGGCCTTGATTCTGTAACATACCAACAGATGTATCTTTCGCATCGTTGCTACGCTGAACAGTTCTATATGCAGCTTGTAATGGGCTAAGTCCGTATAATTGAGAACCGTTAGTGTCAAAATAAGGGTTGAAGTATTTTAGATGGATTACGTCTTTCGCATCTAAGAAATCCCATCCAACAAGTGTAAAAGAATAACCTTCAACCCCATTGATAGTACCATCAGAAATGATGGCCATGTATTGCGGAGGGAGCACGACTAATTCTTGAACCTTACCGTTTTCTAATCGGTTAGCCCATACAAAAGAATTGCCGCAAATAAGTTTATAACCAATAACGCTTTCAATGAACTCAGAAAGAGATTGATATTCGTTTGGTTTTTCTAATAAGCTGTTTAAAGGAGAATCAGCAATCTCATCAACAGCCTTAACTCTTATCAACTCGGCCTTAGCTAAGTCTTGAGTAGTTGTTGAGTTTTTAGTGAGTGCTGCATATCTTGTAAGGGATTTCTTATCCTTTACCTTGTAAACGTAAAATGGAACACTTGATACAGTTTTTGATATACGCTTAATGATGGCATACACCTCACTATTGTTATCGTAATCGTTTACGAATTTTCTTTGGTTAAGTTCTGGATATAAAGTTCTTCCAGCAAGTAAACCTCCGAAATCAGCAAATGGACTGGTAACTTGTATCATTCCGTTGGGAGCTGTTGCCTTTTGTTGAAAAGGGTTAATTGCTCCGAATATGTCATTTAATTTCACGCTATATGATATTTTTACAAAAGTAACAAATTTTTAGCCTACACTACCCAACCTCTTTTCGGTTTGGCAAATTTTGAGTATATAGCATACCTCATGGCATCCATCAAGTGGTCTCTAAACTTAACTGGCTCATCAAGCGTATTGCCATCGTTATCTGTTTTCCACTTGTAGTTTTTAAACTCATCTAACAAATCTAACGAATCGCTTTTAACTATTAGTGGAAATGACTTTACCTTGTTGATACCAGCAAAAACATCTTTAACGGCACTTTTAAGGCTAAATCCAGCCTTATTAATCTCAGCTATAGTCTTGGGTTCAGCAGCATCAGCGAATATCTCAGTTCGCTTGTCAAAGCCAAAAGCCTTTAGCCTATCGATGAGTAGTGAGGTAGACATTTTAGTTTCGTAGATGAGTTGCTCCACGAACATCTCGTTATCGAAGTGTTTGATACGCACCAGTGCGGTTTGATTGTTGTAGCCAAAATCCAGTCCATAAAATATTTCCCCTCCTTCTGGGAAGTTTCGTCTGCGTTTCCAATGGGTATAAATAGTTGCTTCTGATATTGCTCTTTCACCTAAACCATAAACTCTCCAATATTCATGGTCGGCATCTTTTAATCTCTCAATCTCCTCCACCAAAGATTTCTCAAGGAATGGGTTGTCTTTGTAGGTAGTTATGGTAAAGTCAGCATCTTCTCTGGTAATTACCTTGTCGTATATCCAAGAGTAGTAATCTGAAGGGTTATAGTCAATTACAATCTTATCTGTGGTTCTTAGTGCTAACTGCATCCAAGATTCGTAGTTAACCTCGTTGGCCTCGTTAATAAACAGATAGTTTCTTTTACGACCTCTTATTTTTTGCGGCTGGTCTGTAGAGACAAACTCTACGGTATTGCCTCCTAAGAAGTAAAGATTTTCTGACTTGTTGTGCTTTTCTTCTGAGTATAGGCCATATTTCGACAGAATTTCTATAAAGTCTCTCATCACTGAGCCTTTTATGGATGGCAACGAGGAACGGCAGATAGTTAGTGTCTTGCCTTTTTCTTGTAGCAATTTTACGATAAACCAGGTCAATACATTGTAGGTTTTGCCAGACCTTGTTCCGCCTTGCATAACAGATATTTTTTTTTGGCTGTTTTGCAGTATTTCGAAAACGATGTTGGTGGTTACGTTCATAGGGCATTAGGAAAAAATTAAAAAATTGGCTTTGGTAAAGCGAAACTAATACTTTTTGGTTTTATAGAGGGTAGGCCCCTAACATAAGTCAGAAATGGCGTTTTTTGACACATATTAAGTTTACCAATAGAAAACTTTACTCCTCGAACTCATCTTGGTCGTTCATATCTAACAACTCACCTTTGCTATGGTCATATAACGGAATCTCTGGTACCTCGGAAGCCAATGTGGCTGGAACAGTAAAGCTGTTATCTTTCTGAGTATCGAAGTTTATTATATTCTCATCACCATCGAGCTGCTTCTGCAAGTTAGGTAATTCTGATGGCTTCACTACGTTCACCGTAATCTGCTTCACCACATCTCCTTCATGAGCCACCTCAGTCTTTTCAATATACCCTCTTCTCTTGCCCTTGGTCTTTAACAAGAACATAGTAGCCAAAGTATCACCCTTAGTAATCCTCTCCATCAACTTATGCTCCCCCCAATCCAACATAATCTCCTCTGGCTCTATTTCAGCTAAAGCCTTCTTAAACTCAGTATCATTCTTCATCCAATTCTGATACATAGTCCTACTAATCCCACACGCTTGACAAGCAATGGTAATATTTCCAAAATTCTCCCTATAAGCAATGATAAATGCTTCTTTCGTTATGTCCTTAAACTCTGCGTTCATATTACCTATTGTATGAGCTACCTATGTGGATTTTTTGG